ATGCATTTTCTTTGGGCTTTAATTGTTGGTGCTATTATTGGTGCAATTGCTGGTGCTATCACTAGCAAAGGAAAATCGATGGGCTGGTTTGCTAATATCATCGCAGGGTTAGTAGGTTCTGCTATTGGTGAAGGGCTTTTAGGCCATTGGGGGCCACAACTGGCAGGAATGGCTTTGATTCCATCAATTATCGGGGCAATTATTGTTGTTGCCGTAGTCTCCTTTTTTGTTGGTAGATCAAAAGACTGATAGGAGGGGTTTTCACGGATGCTTTAAAAGCTGCATTTAAGTTTATGGTTGCTAGTACTCTAGTCGTTGGTGGTGTTTTAGTTGCAGGTACAGTGTTCGCAGCTAAGGGCATTGATAATGCTGGGGACAAACTACAAGAAAAGTTACACGAGTAATACAGTTAAGAGCCACTTCATTATGGGGTGGCTCTTTTAGTATTTATTGACTAGGTGAATATTTGTCACTTGGTTTCCATAAGCAGGTCAATATTTTTGACTTGGATAACAACGTCAGAATTTCGGACTTTGTTTAGCCAATCCCGAAATTCCGGATTGCCTAACCGAGTTTTATTGCCCAGAACGACCGTAGTACCTCAAGGTATGCTTGTTCAGCGTGCATCAGAATGCGTCTCTCAGCACACAAAAAAACGGGCATCTCTGCCCGCTTGCCCAATGATATTGCTACTTTAGATGAAAAACAATGAAACAAGTCAAGGAAGACTATGACTATCGTATCAGCGAGGGTTGAGGAATGCTCTTCACTTGCTACGAGAAATCAATCTGACTTGGTCTATAAAATGCGCCACCGGTTAGCTATGCCGTGCGTCGGTTAAAACGGTTCTGCCCGCTTATCGCCTAGGACTATCCTAATTATAAGTTAATACTTATTTATTGGCAACTGGTTTTCCTATGATTGTTGCCCATTGTTTTTTGGCTGTGTCCGGTGTCAGTTTCACAATGTCGTACTGCTTTCCCTGCCATTCAATGCGCCATGAGTTAAGGATAGTTTCTGGCTGATCATACCGAACAACAAAGGTCACCGTATCTTCGAGCTTCGTCCCAACTGACGCCCTCACTTCGCTTAAATATTGGCTTAACACAAGTGCCCATGTCGTGAAGTGCTCTTTCCTGACGTTGCTCACAGGAACCCCATTTACATTACCCATCGTGTAGCTCACTAAAGTAATGAGTTCATTCAGTTGGCTGATGCTATTTACCAGTGGCATAGTCAACACCTCGCAATTGCTGAATCATGCTCACAACGCTATCTGGTACATACGTTGCCCCATCGACACCACGGTTAATATACCAGTGTTGTGCTAACAACGAGACAGCAAAGTCAAAACGAGGATCATCTCCAAAGTTTTCATCCGTAAGGGTCTGGTCAACCGCGCTAATCACGAACTGCTTTGCCGTCAACAAGTAGGCTGACAACATAGCATCATCTTCGCTGTGACTAATGCGCAGTGCTCTCTTTAGATCTTCTGTGGTAACACTCATATGCTCATCTCCTATATAAAAATAGGGGCGTACCCAAAGGCACACCCCACTAAATTATGCTCTTAGGCCTTTACCGGTGTAATGTCAACAATTCGGGCAGCGTCTGGATCGATCACTTCATAGTCGTTGCGGATGACAACCGCCAAGCCCTGACTATAGCTATCGAATCGCTCCCATTGGGTATTAACCTCATTCTTCTGGGCTAAGAAAATTGCCTGAGAAAAGTCCCCAATGATGATCCGATAGGTGCCCACCTTATCAGTCGGCAATACTTTGTTAGCAACCACGATCACCGGCGCCCCAAATAGTTGCTTGCCTGATGGTGCCGTGATGGACGGTTGTAACAAGTAGCGGCCTTCGCTGTCTTTCAGGGTATCAAGGTAGTTGAAAGCGTCCTGATTGACGATAACAGACAAGGACAATGCTGGGTCTAGCTCAATATTGAAGGTTTTCTTGAGGTCATCGAGACCAGTACCAGTGAGGTGCTTGAAGTTGTCACCACTAGTGGACTTGCCAGTCAGAACACTGATAATGTTACTGTTGTCCGTGTTTTGTACCAACTTCTTGAGTTGATTCTTAACCTCGGCAACAATATCAACTTCACTATCTTCTACCAGTTCATTAGACAGATAGATCTTGCCAGCACGGGTAGCGACCTTGTAGTCAACACCACGGAATAGGTTTGAATCGATCTCTGGAATGTCTGCGAGTTCTGCCTTTGTGGCTAAGACACCATTGTTAGTGAGGGCAATCGGATAGGTGCCGACTGGGGTACCGACCTGCTTAACAGTGACGTATTTAGCCAGATCGTAATCAGATTCTTTTAGATCGAATACGTCATTGATAACTTCTTTAGGAACGACTGCACCAGCGGTGGTCGTGGTCAAGCCGTCACGTTGTTCACCCATGCTGCGGATGTAGTCTTCGTAAGCGCGAGATTCGGTATGTTCTTCTTTATCAATAATAGTTTTTTCGGTCATGTGATTGACTCCCTTTCGTTTTTCGGTTGGTGGTAGTTGCTGTTCTGGATCTTCTACATGGTCTTTCAACCACTCGGTGTAGCTGCGTTTGTCCACTTGGACGTTGGTATCGTCATACGCTGGAATAGCCACCAGTGAGACGTCAAACAAGCTCTTTACTTGCTTGATGGTACGAATGACTTGTCCGCTGTCGTCTTTAGTGAACGTGTCACCGTCTGGCGCAGCATTGAAAGTAAAACTCATGGCTGATAGATTACCAGCTTGGACGTTGTTATAAGCATCACTGGCTGTGGTCGTATCGGGTAAGGTTGCTTCAAACTGCAAGCCTTTATCATCCACGTTTAAGGTCAAGGTTCCGGCCTTGGTGCTGGCTAAGACTTGGCTAAAATCATGGTTTGAAACCATATAGACGTCTGATAAGTCCACATCATCGAAGGCGTGCGGATCAACAACTTCTTTAAAGCCACCGAGGTCTTTACTTGGGCTATTGAAAACTACTGCATAACCACTTAGTTTCTTTGAACCGGTTTTAGCCTTATCTTGATCGTCGTCTGTTTTAGTCGCATCGGCGGCAGCCAGATCAGCGTCAGGATTCAGGCGTTTTTCTACGTCATCTTGATTCATTTTCTGGATCACTCCTTTGTCTTGTGTTTTGATAGCTTGTCAGGTTGCTTAGTGGCGTGTAGTTCAGACTGGCCATAATTTCATCTCCGCCGGGAATTGGTGGCAGGTTTAACTTGGCTCGTGCTTCATTAGTGGTCAGAACACCGCCTTGCAGCCCCTTAACTGCTAGTTCTTGCATCGTGGCTGGGTCAGCACTGAACAGCTTGTCAGTGTTGAAATTGAACCGATTATCGCCTGTTGACAGCTTGGTGTCCATCTCACTTGTGAAGCAGGTAAAATACTGAATCAGAGTGTTCTGCAAGTACATCACGTTAGACTGTACGGCATTGGAGTGCTCGCTTTCGATACCCAGCCGATCCAGTGGCAACCCGAACGCTTTAGCAATCTGCTTCGTTGTCCAATCGCTAGAATTGACTAGATTCAGCACGTCAGTATTAACTTCGAGTTGCTTGTAATCCATATCATTGTCGAGAATGATGGTCTTGAGGGCATTATCACCACTGTTGGCAGCTTCAAATTTATTGCGGATGTTTTCTTTGGCCTTGGTGTCTAACTGGGTCTTGTTGACCTTAAGAATGCCTGTCCCTTGGACACCTGAGTTAAAGAAACCTTTCAGCAACGCATGCCCAGACTTTTGTACCCCAACCTCATCATGAAGGCTATAAAGTGGCGATAGTCCTTTGTAACCGTCTTGTGTGAAGCACTTGAAGTGTAATACCTCGCTGGCATTTAAACGCTGTGAGCGGCCGCTGTCAGGCGTGTATTCGTAGCTGATAATGCCGGTCGTATTATCTTGTTTAACCACCATTTGACTGTTGGGGACTAACTCGAAGCCAGTGACCTGTCCGCTAGGGTTCTTAGTAACCCGTGCAAAGCTGTTACCATTCAGCAACATGTTAGCAGCTAGGGCAAACTTGAACGCCCACGCGGTCATGTGGTCATTGGGTGCCTTGTTAAGGAGCACGCTGATACGCTTGTCACTGTACTCAATCGGGTTTGTTGCAAGATCACTGGCAATCACGCGCACGGCCGTAAACACGTCCGAATTACGTAAAGCACCAATCCCCACATATAAGCCGCTGTCGTTGCTGGTCATGCTGACAAGCGCATCTAAGAACGGGTCGCTGTTGTCATCGCGTGGTTGTGTCGCGCTATTCGTGAAAAAGCTCATTGTTTCACCTCCCTTTGTTAAAGTTGATGATGACTGCGACGGAGATCAGGGCCGTGCCGACTGCTAACATACCAACGCCAAACCCGAACAGCCACCAGATCCCGGCAACCATACAGATCAGTCCCAGTATTAACAGCACGGTCTGCACATTAAAAACCAAAGTCATCGCTCGAATAAAAGTCATTGTCTGCTACCTCGCTTTCCTTGTTTTGATCCATTGCAATTGTGTAGGCATTCATCAGTGCGGCGACGGGGTCAATCTTCGTAGCGTTGTGGGCCTTATCGATAATTGGATTGTTGTTAGCGTCATATTTCAGAATAGCGTTGTTGACCGCATAGGCCAGTAACTGATTATCAGGGTGCTTTAACTGGCCATTGAAGAGATCATCACGAAAACGAGTTGTCGGAATTGAAAGTGTTCTAACACCTTGTCGCACCTCAAGCAGTGGCAAATCGCGTTTTTCAAATTCTGGAATCAGGTAGCCCATGGCGAAGGGATCATAACAGATGGCACGCACGTTCCACTGGTTCCGTTCGATCAGGTCGAGAATGAAGCGCAAAACTTCGTCATAGTCGATCATGCCGCTGTCGAGTTTGGTAATGCTACATTCGCCACGACTAGCACCACTGATGTAATCGAACCCGTCACGCTTGATTTTCTCTTCCAGTCCGTACTTCGTTCCCACGAATGAGTGGCTGTCGGCATACAGGTAGCCATCTTCTGGAACTAACCACGAAATACTGGTCAGGTCGCTAGACTTAGAGAGATCAAGCCCGATATACACGTCCTTTTCTCTAGTGTCTGGTGGCTCGATAGTGGCTTTCTCCCAGTCGTCAAGACTGATATAACTGTCTGCTCTGGCTGATTGCCACATGTTGAAGTTCTTGACGAGAATTGGCCGCAGGGTTCCTTGCTTGGTTGCTAGATCAACATCAGCTTGCAAGCTAGGCCGCATTGTCTTTGCTCTTTCAGCATTAGCCAGTAGTGGATTTGACTTCTCCCAAGTCTCTGGTGCAAAGGCTTCATCCTTGCTGTCTTGCTCAAAAATGGCAATAAAATACCGATCTGCTTTTTCGCGACCGGTTAAGATTTTGGAGACGAATTTATATTCTTTATACATAGGGCCATTCAGGTCCGGCCCCGTGGTCGAGATGACGGCTAGTAAACTGTTGTCGCTGTTGATCTGGCCTGATTTTAGTGTTCGTAGAATCTCATCAGTACGAGCCAAGGCGAACTCATCAATAATAGCCAAGTCACTTTGATAACCATCTAGGCTGTGCAGATCAGACGCAAGCGGAACAGCTCGGCTGTTGCTCGGCAAGTCGATAATTTCGTTGCGATTGATCTTCAAACGATCGCGCACCGATTTGGATATCTTGGAGACCTGACGCAAACCACTAGACATCATATCAAAAGCCAAATGTGCTTGGGCGTTACTGTTGGCTGTGTAGACAATTTCGCGATTCATGGCTGGTTTGTTTTCCATGAGGAGATACAGCGCGCCTAGATCAGCCATCAGGAAGCTCTTGCCATTCTTGCGCGCCATGCTGATGTAGGCTCGATCATAACGACGATTTCCGGTTTCTTTGTCTCTCCACCCGAAAAGCTCTGAGATCAAATATTTTTGGAAAAGTTCTAGCTTGAGTGGTGACCCATCACGTGCCGGCATCAGTTCGATAAACTCAACGGCTTTGTTGGCAAAGTCCTCATCAAAGTAATACGGCCACGGATTCTTTTTGCGCTTGCTGGCTTTCAAGTCTCTGCGATAACGTCTTGCTGCTTGCTTAATCTTTTTACCGGCAACAATCTCACCGCTTAGCACCTTGTCGGTATATTCAGTCGCATAGTTCACGATGACACCAGCTCCGCGAACGGATCGTCAGGCTTCTTCTTAGTCTCACTCTTTAAGGCAAGTTTCGCCCGGCTATACACTGACAGTCCCAATACTTCGTCAATGCGCATCATTTGATTTGTGGCATCCAGCTTCATTTTAACTGCTGGGTTAGCTTTCACACTATCGGTGGTTTCAACCATCATACCTTGTTCTTGAACCAGCTCGGCAGCTTTCTGAATGTCAGAATAGGCTTGGCAATGACTGGCAATCAGGGCAGCATCTAGTTCACTCACTGGAATGTCTTTTTTGAGCAGTGGTACAATACGCTGCCATTCAGTCACTGCATATTCATCAAGCCATGCGGGGGGCTGTACTTGCAATTCTTTGTAAGTGAACAGTGCTTTTTCAGAGGCAACACGATCAGCTAACTGCTTTTTGGATAAATGTGCACTTAGGTTAGTCACTGATTTTAGGGGTGCTCCCATGTGTAACGTCCTTTCTGAATTTGTATTCGTTTATACCTATTATAATTATAACACATTGATTATACATAGGTTCTGTGATTTTCGGTATTCATCGAAAAGAAAAGAGGCCGACCGTTCTTTTGCTCTAAAATTTTGGGGCGGGGGTCGATCTCTCGGGGGATCTCATCCGGCGTTGTGCTACCTCCCGGGCGGTCTTGGCGTTATGACAAGTCTGGCACAAGCTTTGTAAATTGCTCTCATCAAGCCTGTGTTGCCAACCATAAGCTGTTTTGATTGGCTCAATATGATCAACAAGCACAGCTTGACGAATAATCCCACGTTTCAAACAGCTAGCACAAGTTGGATTGCGCAACCTGAATGACTTTGAAAGCTTCGTCCATGTTGTTGACTTGTAGAAACGTAATTCCTTCTCTTCGTATTGCATGCGTTCCTGATTCGTCGCTTGTTTGTTCTTATCTTGCTCATGCTCCTCGCAAAAGCGTTGATTGAACGGGATCATGCGACGGCAACCGGGGTGCATGCAAATGTGCAAAGGCACACTCATTTGCATCACTTCGCTTTCATCTCGGCCTTGGGGGGTTCTTAATATCTCTTATCCTTGACAAGATCAATCATGCGGTCAATTGAACTAATAGTGTCACTTGCTGAGGAGCAAAGTTCATGGTATGCAACGTGGCTAATGCTTCCATGTGAAGATCGTGTCAATAGATTAACGTGTGAGAATTGAAAACCATCTGACATTTCAAACGTTGGATATACTTCAATTTCATAGCCTTCACGTTGCTTGACAATGATGAACCAGCCTCTGGGTGTCATGCTGCGAACTAAGTAGTGTTCTTTCACCAGTGCTCCAAGTTCAGTCCACTTGTTCCGATCGTGTTTAACGTCTACGAGTGCTGCTTTGCGATATGCTGTTTTTGTCATTTCAATTTCTCCTTGTGGGTAGTTTTAAACTTGCTTGTCTGTTATATATTGCCGTATATTTATCCACGTTTTAGCTTCTTCATATGGTTGAAGCCAACGAGTGGAAAAAGGTGGGCCACTTGGGACACTTTTCCCCAGATCCTTTATATATCAACGTTTTCACGTCTAAATATATGTCCAATTCTGGGACACTTAAGGGACACTTTTTTGGACACTTGCCAATGTGTCCAGCGATGTGTCCCTGAAGTGTCCCAATAGTGTCCATGCGATTAAGACTGTCATTGCTGATATATCAACGTTTTAAAGCCATGTGTCCCAAGTGGCCCTTGTTTTGTGACTCGTTGGCTGGCTTTAACTGTCTTCAACAAACAAATGCAAGTAACGCGATATTCTCGTGTTATTAAACTGTACTTTCTTTCTAGGAATTCCTTGTGCTTCTAATCGCCTTGTAAATTCCGGTTGTGAAAATGGTTTAATATTTTCTTCCCAACAATAATCTTGATATGCTTTGTAGATATTGCGTGATGAATCGCCACCGTTTGTATCTAATTCAATTCGGCAACGATCTTCAATAAATCTTGCAATGTTGTCAGAATCTTTAAGCCATTGTTCTTTAGCTGCTATCATGCTGGGTGATTTTGATAAGCTGTCGCGGTCAATTGCACGTTTGAACGCTCGCAAGCATTGATAGCTGAAAGCTGGTATCTCATCATAGATTTGATTGAGATCAAACTCTTTTTTGAAATTGTTATCAATTTTTTTCGGAAAAGGAACAACATACAATCTTCGTATAAAACCACTGGTGAAGTCTGAGAATTTGGGCAACTTATTAGCTGAAAAAATCAGCTTGGCAAAATTCATAAACGAAAAACCATCTTTGCCTTTAAACTCCGCAAAAGTTGTATCGTCTCCCGTAAGTGCCTTTAGTTGGCCGGTGGTCTTTAGAAAACTGTCATCAAGATCTGCAAACATGTTGGCTTCTTTCTGATAAAGCTGGCTGCCAGTGAAACGATTATCTTTATTAGCCAGGTCTTGTAAGGCAACGTTAGATACATTTCGTTTACCAAGTATTTGCTTTACAAATTCGATAAATGTTGTTTTCCCGTTTTGACCGTTACCTTGTAAGATAGTTAGTGCTTGGAATGGCGAGTAACGATGGTAAAAACAGTAGCCAATGAACTCCATTAGAAAATTTGCAGATATTGGATCACCAGTCAAATGCGCTAACCAATCAACTGTCTTTAGATCCTTTTCCGATTTCATCTTTAGGTCGTAAGGATGGTTTTGTAAAATGTAATCCTCTGGTCGATGTGGTTGTAGCGTATCAGTAACAAGATTATAAGTTCCGTTGGTGAATGTGATTAGATTAGGATCAGCGTGTTCAAATGGGCTTTCAATCATTTCTGGATGATAGACTTTAATCAAAACATAGTGTTTGACTTGGCCCAAGTTCCCTTGTGACCATTTTCCAACACTTTCTAGTTTCTCAGTAATGATCGTATCGAGAAATTCGCTTAGTTTATCCAAGCGCCACGTACCAGTTGCTTTATCAAAACGTGCGCCTTGGCTAAGCGTATCGAGACGTAACATAGGATTTGCTTTTATAATTTCTTGGCCTAACTTTGTGGCAGACACCTTACGATTACCATTTTCATCGTAGAATATCCATTCAGGCTCATCTTCCTTCATCTGTACAACATTACTGGCCAGCTTTTTTGTATCCGCGGGCATTGCTTTAACCAACCGCACGCCTCCTCTCTTCGGCTTTCAATACTGACTTGAAAATCTTATTAACTTCGGCTTCTGCTAGGGGTGTATCTAGATAGTTATCATTAGTTGTAAACAGCAGGTTATATACTGTCTGCGGTTCTGCACCAGTGAAAAACATTTTGCCAGCAATCTTGGTCAGAAAGTCATTGCGATTGCCAGTACTAGTGCCGTTCACCATTTCATCTAGCAGCTTGCCTGTCCATCGTTTGCCTCGATAAACTGTTGAACCACCAAACACTGGGTTAGGGTGGCTGACACGTTGGATTTCATCTAGTAACCACTGAGGTGCTGGGGCTAGCTTGGTGATCTTGTGCCCTTTGAGTGGTTGATACATGCCATTCTCGCGAATGCTAGGGAAAACCGGCACTCCAGTTGCAACATAGTCGAGGCCGGTTTTCTCGCCATTCTTAGAGAACAAATCCGATCGACTGGTTAGCTTCAATTCTTTGGGATAGGTGAAGAAAATATGAAGTCCACCGTTTGGTGTTGTTTCTATATAAGTTGATGGGATTTGATCAGCACGACCATCAGCGCTCAATTTAGCCAACGACTCATTGCCATTAGCCTCGCTTTTATGCCCCATATCAATGTCAAACACCAGCACGCCATCAAGCCCCAAGCCAATATTGTAGTTAGGATGTTCTCCCCACCATTTCTTGGCCTGTTCTGGGTCTTTGGTGGCATCTTTGTACCCATGCGAACCAGCAAGTGGTGTTCGTGTCTCTGGCGCAAGGGGATAGACTGCAAAGCCGTGTTGCTGATAACCAAGCGCCACTTTAAGCACGTCGACCATCGACAGCATCTCCCTCCAGAAGTAGACGACGAGCATCAATAATCTTGTCGGATGTGGCATCAGTTAATGCTTCAAGTGACTTATCTTTAAGTTCTCGCCGCAGAACGATGAGCAGTGAACTGGCTTCTTTGAGTAAATCTTGAGTTGCTTCTATATCTGGCCTCGTCATCATTTGTCTACCTCATCAATCGTTGCCAAGCTGCTATCAACGTATTCTTGAATTGTTCTCAGGAGCGCCGTCCATGTATAAAATGATCGATTCGTACCGTATGCCAAGATTGCAGCATTTTTTTCGGTACGATCGTTTCGATATGAAGTGACAGAGCCTTCCATAATGTCGAATTCATCACTAAGAGCTTCTAAAAGTCCTTTTGCAGTGCTGAGGTTAAAAGACGCCATATTTAAATCAGGCGCTTTGGTGCTGTTTGAAACATTTTTCATATTAATTGCCTCCATTTTCCTTGACAAAGTAACCAATTCGAGGCAAGCTAAAAGTCGATATAGATTTTTTCGCTTGTCTTCTTCTCGCCTTGAGCTGCCACTCTTGGCGGTTTTTTTGTGGCCTCAATTAGTGAGCGTTTTTCGGCTTTTTTAGCTGCCCAATACCGATCACAATCAGCATCAGCCTTTACAAACTGTGACCATGTCCACCCATACTTGCTGTTAATCATCTTCGGCATGGCCATCATCCTTTCTAAACTGTAGAAATGCTCCCAGCACGCCACCGTTCATGAAAACCATCAGCATGACGGGTATAACTGTCGGATGGATAAATATCCACGTAATCAGGCTAGTCATCGGCACCGTCCTCCTTGAGATAGTTAAGGACGATCCGAGCATTTAGCTTGTCTGTTTCGGACGTAGCCGGATCGTTCAATAAAAGCATAGATTCGCTACGGGCTACAAAGGTGTCAATGCACCAGCCTTCATCAGTCTTCATAAAATGATCGTCTGAGTATTTCTTAAGATTCGGATAAAGCTCCTTGAACTCCGCTAGGCTTTCCGGCTCATTGTCCACACACTTGATAAAGCCATTGTCCAATGCGTATTGTGTAGGAACACCGTTTTCGTCAATTAAGTTGGTCTCGACCATGGTACGATATACCTCATCCTTACCAACTGTTACGCCTTCAGATTTCAAGCCTTCATAGAATTGCTCCACGATTGACGGATAAACTACTTTCATATATTTACCTTTCTGGCGCTATGCGTCATGTCGCAGGTTTATCGGATTTTTCCGTTAAACCCTAGTTACTTACAATTTTCCGCCTGCCCAGCGTGATTACTTGCCGTGGTTATTCATGTAATCGTCTATGTCTGCGGTATTGATACGTTTTACGCCACCAACGACCTGTACCAACAACCCTTTCTTAGTCCAAGACAGTAGCGTGTTACGAGCGACACCGGCATAAACCGCTGCTTGCCCGATATTCAGCTTTTTGGATTCTTCGTGCTGTGACGCAAGCTTGCTAACTGCTTGGATCACTTCCTGATGAATACGATCTTGTAGCTGCTTGTCGAAGTCTTCTGACAATACTAGTTCTGCTTTCATTGAAGCCATTTGCATTCGCCCCCTTTCTTTATTACATGAATACAGTAACCTAATTGACTGTATAAAGTCAATAGCTAATTACTGCTTGCAGTAACTTTTTTGTGGCGTATAGTCATTGTTATAAGGAGGGACTGCCATTGATATCAATTAATTTAAGAGAAACTGCAAAGAAAAAAGGCTATACCCTAACGGATATAGCCAACGCAACTCATATTTCGATGAACACACTTAGTGTTCTTGGTCGTGGCGATTCTAAGGGAATTCAATTTGAAACACTTGATAAAATATGCCAATTCTTAGCATGTACCCCTAACGATATCTTACAATTTAAGAATGACTCATTAGATATTACGGTAGGAACAAGACCGGAACGAATAGACAAAACTTTGCTTTTTTCTGGTGAACTGCTTCCCATATCAATTGCCAAACAAATGAGCGAAGGTTTAACAACAAGTTTTAGAGGGCACCCATTCTTTATTGAGCTGCCAGAAACTTCTAAAGGAAGTACGTTAGTTGTTAAGGCTGGTCTCACACCTCATTCTGTTTCTCACTTTTTTGATCGGGACACTGCTGGAACATCCACATACACTTTAGAGGAATCAAAAAAGTATCTCGATTCTTTGACACACACGGAACGAGACCAACTATTGATCTCAGCCACAACCTTCGCACGAGATAGACTTGCCCCTGAAGTCTTTAAGAATGTTAGTGAAGTATATGCAATCTGGTTCAGTGATCCTGAACATAAGGGATCACTTCCGATGATTCCTATAGATTTAACAACTGCTTAACTGGTAATGAATCAAGCTCCACCTTTTACTCGAATTTGAGTGAAACTCTCCAATCTAACACCGCCTGCCCAGCGTGACGGATAGGAGAAGAATATGGCAATTAAGAAAGTCAAGCTTAAGTCTGGTGCCGTTCGCTACCGCGTAACGGTCAATGCTGGGCTTGTTGCTGGAAAACGCAAGAATATTGTTCGCAATGTTCAAAGCATGCAAAAAGCACGTCTACTAGAGTCAAAACTCAAGCTAGACGTGGCTAATGGTTTATATGATGAAAACGACACTACCCCACCGGTTCATACCTTTAGTGATTTGTACAATCAGTGGTGGCCGATCTATGTTCAAACTGTGGAAGGAAGTACAGCCTATAAGACAAAGCAGCTTTTCCATAACCACTTGATCCCTATGTTTGGTTCTAAAACTCTCACCGCGATAAAAACCGGCAGCATTCAAAGTGCTGTCAGTCAGTGGCGAGAAACAACCACCAAGGCATACAAGGAACGTTTCATTTATTTGAAAAAGATACTCTCATTTGCTGTTAAGATGCAGTACATCGAAAAGAACCCCGCAGACGGTGTCGAATTGCCACGCGGGGTACGATCTGGAAAGTCACCAGTTTACTGGGATAACAAGCAAGTCGCCCGATTCCTAACTTGCATTGATCCTAATAACGATCCAGAAAAGTACACAATGTTTCTGCTGATGGTTAGCACAGGTATCAGGCGTGAAGAACTATGCGCCCTGAACGTATCAGATGTTAATTTCAAAACGTCCACACTGTCAATCAATAAAGCCTATGCAACTGGTCTGAATGGTAAGGAATCAATTAAAGGCACCAAGTCAACCGCGGGTATGCGCACAATACCATTAACCCCGAAAGTGACAATACAGCTTAAAAAGTGGATAGCATTACTTGATGCAAGCAAGATTATCAGCATTAGAGATGATCGGCCACTGTTTCCATCTCCACAACACTTTGAAAAACGTTTAGGCGTTAACAGGCCAAACAAGTGGCTGAAAGATATTATTGAAGCAAACCACCTTACACCTCGCATCACATTGCACGGTCTGCGTAAGTCTTTTGTAACGAATATGATTCGTAGCGGTGTTGATGTTTCAACTGTACAGCGGCTTGCCGGTCACTCTACGCCCGATGTGACGCTTCGCATATATGCTGGCATGAATCAGTCAGATGCTCGAGAAGGCATCGACAAGTTAGCAGTATATATGGAACAGGTAACATTTTAG